AAAGGTAAAGGAACTTATGGTACAAAAGTCGGACGACCTCCAAAAAAAGGAACTAAGAAAAAGTAAATGGCACTTGCTAGAACTTCAAAATTAGAAGCGGTCAATAAAGCCTTGCAGATGATGGGAGAAGCTCCTATTAACTCTCTACAAGGCTTATTTGGCTTAGGTAACTTGGCAGAAACAACTATTGATAGTGTTAGTCGCAAGTTACAAACTGAAGGTTGGTCTTTCAATACTGACTATCAAGTTAGCCTGGTAAGAGATTCAACAACAAATCACATTTCGGTTGGTGCTAATGTCAGCAGAATTTATGTTGATCCTTTTGATTATCCAGATTTAGATGTAGTTCAAAGAGGTTCAAAATTATATGATCGTAAAAATAATTCATACGAATTTGCAACAAATTTAAAAGTAGATATGTCAATCATTCTTGATTGGGATGATCTACCCGAACACGCTAGAGTTTATATAATGACTAAAACTGGTAGAGAACTCCAGGAGTCCATGATTGGTAGTAAAGATTTAACAGAAATAAATCTATTAGTAGAACAAGAAGTTAGGTCGCAATTTTTAGAAGAAGAAACTATGTTAAGCGATCATAATATTCTTAGAGGACATAGTAGAAGAGTAAATCCAATGCAAACTTACAGACCTTCTAATGTTTTAAATAGGTAATTATGGGCTTAATAAGCAGTTCAATTCCGAATATGATTAATGGGGTTAGTCAACAACCCTCAGCTTTAAGACTAGCTTCACAAGCGGAAACAGTAGTAAATTGTTTATCTTCTCCAGTTGAAGGATTAACTAAACGTCCGCCATTTAATCATATATCTAAGTTAATTAATGGTTCAGTTGGAACAGGTAAACCATTTGTAAAAGTTGTTGATAGAGACGGAACTATACAATATCTAATTATTATTAGAGACGGAAGTATAGAGGTATTTAATTTAGATGGTACTTCGCAAACAGTTACAGCTCCTAATGGTACAAACTATTTAGACATTAGTAATACTGCTGATCCGTCAGAACAGTTTAGAATTGCGTCAGTTGCAGACTATACCTTCATATTGAATAGAGAAAAAATAGTTACCATGGATCATCCTGGTACTTACACTCAAAATGATGGTGCAACTACCCCAGGAGTAGGAACAATAATTACTGTTACGTCAAATAATCATGGGTTAGAAACTGGTAAAAAAGTACAAATTGATTTTGAAACTGGTACTGGAGTCGATGGCACATATACAGCAACCAAAGTAAATGATAATGTTTTTACTTTGGTAGGCGGTACAAGTTTAAATACATCTGGAAATGCAAGATTTAACGAATTATCTACTGACGTATCACGCAAAGGTATTGTATTTATAAAAGCTGCTGATTACGCAACAACTTATACAGTAAAAATAAAAGATGCCACAGGTGCTAATACTTTAGCTACTGCAACATACCAAACTGCATCCGCAGGGGGAACAGTTCCTAACTCAAATACTATTGCAACAGATTTAAAAAACGATTTAGCTAGTGCGTTACCTAGTGGATGGACATTTACTGTCGATCAATACATATTAAGAATAGAGAAAAATGACGATACTGATTTTATTTTAGAAAGTACTGACTCTAAAGCTGGCACTTATACAAAAGCTATTCGAGGAGCTATAGACACAATTAATGATTTACCGACTTTATGTGAAAATAATTTTATTGTTAAAGTCCAGGGTACTAAAACTACAAAGCTAGATGACTATTACGTTAAGTTTGAAACTTCTAATGGTACAGATTTTGGCTTTGGAATATGGAGAGAAACAGTTGGTCCATTAGAACCTTTTAAATTTAACAGGTCAACTATGCCACACGTTTTAGTGCGTGATGCTGCTACAGGTACATTTGAATTTAAAGAGTTTGATTACAGCCCTCGAATAGCTGGAGATTTAGTTACTGCTCCAGTTCCTACTTTTGTAGGTACTGTTTTAAATAACATTAATACTTTTAGAAACAGACTTGTATTTCTGGCAGATGAAAACGTGATAATGAGCGCAGCAGATAGTTACGATAGATTTTTTCCTGAGACAGTACAAACAATTGTTGACAGCGATCCTATTGACTTAGTAACAGGTGGTACGGAAATTCACTTCTTAACGTCTAGCCTGGCATTTGCAAACACACTTTTGCTTTTTAGTCGGCATGGTCAGTTTAGATTAGATGCTGGTGCAGTTGGTATTGGAGGTGCATTAACTCCTCAAACAGCAACTATTACAGCTATAACTACATACGAAACTGAACCCAATGTTGACCCTATAGCAGTTGGTCGAACAATTTATTTCTCTATACCTAAAGGAGAATTTAGTGGTTTGCGTGATTTTTACCTGGAAGATGTTTCGGGTGCTGTTCCAGTATCAGAAGAAGTATCTTCAGCAGTTCCAAGATATTTACCTAAAAATATAGTTAGCTTGGTAAGTAGTGCTTCAGAAGAAACAATAATAGCTATTAGTAAAGATCAACCAAAACGTGTATATTTTTATAAATTCTTTTATGAAGAGGATGAAAAATTGCAATCATCTTGGTCATTCTGGGAAGCTAAAGGAGCTAAAACTGTTCTTGGCGCATCAATAATAGATAGTGATGTATATTTTGTAATTCAATATGCAGACGGAGTTTACCTGGAAAAATGTTCATTACGTCCAGAATCAGTTGACGCTGGCAGTAATCTTGAAGTTTTATTAGACAGAAAGGTAGATGAAACTAAATGCCATATTAATGTTATTAACCAGGGTGGAGCTGGAGTTCAATCAATAATTTCTTTGCCATATCCAACATCTACTACAGGAATACAAGTTGTTGTAGGTCGAGACGTTAGTGGCAACACTATTCAACATGGTCAAGTTATTATAGCTAGTTCTGAATCACAAACTGGCGCAACCCAATCTGGATTTACTGGAAATGGAACTATGACAGTACTTGGAGATTTATCCAACGCTAAATTTTTTGTAGGAGAAGTGTACGATATGTTGTACGAATTTAGTACTCCTTACCTTAAAGAACAACCAGCAGGGGGTGGTGTTTCTGTTATAGCTGGTCCACGACTACAAATTAGAACCTGGACTTTTGTTTTTGATGACACAAGCGCATTTAAAGTAAAAGTTAGTCCAAGAGGTAGAAGTTCTTTTACTTACCCTTATAATGGATTTATAATAGGTCAAAACCCTCCAGCGTTAGGTCAAGCACCTTTCTTAACGGGTAAATTTAAAGTGCCAGTTATGGCTCAAAATAATGACACAAAAGTTGAAATTTTGAGTGATAGCCCACTACCTTGTCGTATTCAATCAGCAGAGTGGGAAGGATGGTTACACAGCAGAGCAAGACGAATATAGGTAAATTCCATTGGAGGAGGTCAACTCCTAACGATATAGTGGAAGTTGCTGAAAATATGAGACAAGAAGATATAGAAGAAATACGAGCATATTCTGGATCTGAACCAAAGAGTAGTCTTATATATTGTTATTTTGGAAGTAGTCCTTGCATGACTATGGTAGGTCGCAAAGGAAATATTATGGGAATGTACGGAGTAATGCCAGTTAGAAAAAATATGGGAAAGATATGGATGTTAGGTCACAGAACTATGACTAGCGATTACAAAGATATAAGAGCTTTTCTTAGAAATTCTCCAATAGAATTAAATAAATTTCACATGAATTATCCAATTTTATTTAATTATGTGGATGCCAGGAATACAACTCATGTAAAATGGATTAAGTACATGGGTTTCTCAATCATCCAAGAACACGCTACATTTGGAGTAGAAGGTCGTCTCTTTTATGAATTTGCCAAGATTTAGCTAATGTGTGATCCTATTTCAATTACTACAGCAGTCCTGGGAGTCGGACAACAATTCATGGCTTATCAACAAGCCAAGTCTAATGTTGCCTTTCAAAATGCACAGAATAATTTGCAGTATCAAAGTCAAATGATTCAGACGCAATCGAACAGGATGACGGAAGATACTAGGGAAAAAATGAATCAAGACTTTATACAACATACAGAATTTATGGCTGACCTGGCTTATGAAAGAGATTCGACCAGGATCACTATGGAGCAACAACAAATACAGGAGGCCAGGGCGCAAGAACAAACAGAACGAGGGAAAGTAGCATTACAGAAAAAAGGAGAAATAGCTTCGCAACGTATTGGTCAAAATGCCTGGACTCTTTTAGCTGAAATAGAAAGATCAAGAGCAGCAGCCGATTTTGTGACTAATAGAAATGCTGCATTTGCACTTAAAGGATCGCAAACACAAAGACTTGACGCACAGGCTGATCGAGCTTCTCGAAGAGGATCTGCTAGAACTTATCTCAAGAAAACGTATCTTGATCCTGTTAAACCACTTAAGATACCCAAGCCGAGTTTTGGCCCATACGCACTTGGTATGGCTGGTTCAATCGTTGGTGGCTTTAATAGTAATATGCAATATAAAACAAACAAAGCGCAATATGATCTTGCGGTTGCACAAAAACAGGCACTATAGGAGGATAAATGGCAAAAACAAGTTTAACAGGCTTAACTCCAGGAGACGCAAATCCAAAGAAAAAAGCTAATCAAAAAAGAACAAGACTTGCTAAAGGTAATAGTACTGGAGACGTAAGCCAGGTAAATCTACAGTTTGAACAACCTAAGATACAGCAGTTTAGGTGGTATGGAGATACTTACTCTAAACCTACAGAAGCTAATTTAGTTCCTACTTTAGATTTGCCTTCGGTGCAAGGTTACTATGACGAAACAAGAGTTGCAAAGCAAAACGAATTTAGTGCTTTTATTGATTCAATGAAAACTCTCAAGGGAGAGGTAGGACAGCTTGACGATAACTACACTAAATTTAGAGTTGAGGAACAAAAATATTTAACACAACAAGCAAGTCAAGTATTAGATACATACACGCTAGGAAATGATGGTACGGAAGTAAACCCTGCTAATAAATTAAATTCCATAGAAAAGCAATTAATGAAAATTATTGCTAAAAAAGATGACAAAACAGGAATTTTAAATGAGACAGACTTAGAAGAAGTAAGATTTGCAGAAAAAACTTTAAAAGAAATAAGAAAAAATAAAAGATTACAAAATACCATCTTGTCGCAAATTGAAGAAAGAAAAGTTTATGACAATATATCAACTTGGAATAATAAAAAAAATAGTTTAAAAGTTGATTATTTAGATAAAGAAGGAAATAAAGTACAACTTATTGAGAACGGAGAACCGCAATTCGAGGCA